AAACTGGCGGGAATATGGAGTCCTCTTGGATGTCTTCTTGTTGATAGACAAGTGCCCATGTTGAGGGTGTAACTTCGCTTCTGCGCTTGAAAAGCGCTGCGCCGTCCCACTTAGGATAGCGACCATTTGCTTTCGGAGTATCCGAATCACCATCCCACGGAATATCCGACTCAGACCATAGGGTTGTCCAGTCTTCGGATTTCTCAGCATAGTCAAGAACCGCAGGCATACCCATATAAGTAAACGGTGTCTTACCGCCAGACCAGTGCTTAGGGTTACGTAGTTCTTTGTAAAGGTCGTTTGCCGCAATTCGTGTCCCTACTACTAAAAGTTTACCGTTTTTACCTAAACGGGTAATAACTTCCTTCTGCAACCAGTCCATCTGCTTATCCCACTCATGAGCATTAGCAGTGGTGATACAGTCGTCAAGGATAATCAAGTCAGCACGAGCACCGTAAATCTGACCACCCATACCTAGTGCCTGAAGGGTTGGGTCCTTCTCACTAGAATTACGCGCATCGCCGCCAAGATAGACAGTATCGGTACGCCAAGTATCTGCGTCTTCTTTCCATCCGCCCTCAGGACCATATGCGGTCTGTAGTTTGAGCCAGCGTGGGTGAGACAGTCGTTGCTTGATAGCGTATACGAACTCGCGTGCCTTATTCAATGTCTTTGATACCACAATGATGCGGATGTTAGGATTGAGGGCGATGCGGTAAGTCGGGTAGTTCACCGTAATCACAGTGGACTTAGCGTGCTCAGGGGGCACGTTGATAAGTAGGCGGTTGTTCTCGCCTGGTTCATAAATCATATTAGGGTGAAGCCACGAAGGTTCACGACCCTCTAGTAGGTCAACCCAGTCCTGATGATGTGGAAAGACTGTCTGGTTAAAGAACATACTAGAAAAGTCAGCAAATGGGATAGATTCTTTCTCTACGCCCATAGCATCAAAGGATTGCTTGGTGCCTTCCTCTTTTGCTTCCTCAAGGTTACGCGCAAACTCTGGGTCTCGGTTCATCCATTGACGTACCGTATCGGGTTTTTTCCCCGCCGCGACCATAGCGGCTTGGACGCTTACCCCTGCCCTGACCCTATCTAAAACATCTGCCTTGGCTTGGGCGACCCCCTTGGCGAGGTGGTGTTCCCCACCCTTTTTAAATCCCTTGTGCGCTGGTGTTGCCACGTTCATCTCCTTTGTGGCAGAGTCCCCCCGCCCTACAGATGTATATTTGTACAGTATACTGTAACAGAGTGAAGAAGGCTCTAAAAAGACTTCTGAACTATTTTACTCTCTACTTATATATAATCCGTTCAAATAGGTCAAACGAACATATTTAGACAAACTATCTTATTAGTTGATAGAAACAGTTAAATAACAGTCTATTGCCCCCTGTAACTATATACAGAAATATTTTTAGACAGAGATACAGTATGTACTACTGACCGTATATTAAATACTGGGGGTCATAGACTATTAGACAGTTAATATTACAGACAGAAAGACAATACTGTGGGTTGTCTGTGGCTGGGTACTGTCTGCCTGACTGTCTGGGGGGTAGTATATATACAGTCTGTAATAAAAAATGAATATACTCGGACTGTCCGTCTATGAACTATTGCCTTGGCAATTGTCAAACCCTCAGACCTGACTGTCGCAGATGCATGGTCGTAATCTGTCCTATGATTTAGAGACAAAGACAACGCGCCTGCGTTGTTGCCTTTGTCTGTTAAATCAAAGGCAGACCAGACAGCGATACAATTCCTAAGAATTGATATCACTGTCTTTTACTTATCATTCCTTTGAGTCTATCGCCACCAGCAAAATAGCAAGCGTGCTGCAACCATGATTCCCGTCACGCCCTTCTGGCATGACATGAATCACAGTTCAGCCTGTGCTTGCCATTTCAGTCGCGTTGTTCTATGACTGCATGGCTGATGTGCTGATGACGGCTCTCGATTTTGAGCATCAGAGTCTTGTCGAGCCAAGCCTCCGATAAGCGCGCTCAAAATAGGCTGGCAGGCTAAAGCCTGCGTAGCCATTGCTCGAGCCTGCGATGATTGGGCGTTGCCCTTAAAATTTGAGGGTAGTTGATAAGGAGATAAAATGAACATAGACTACACACAGGACTCACTCACACTAACCAATACATGTCCTGAATGTATCGCACAAGAACAACTATGCACCGACTGTGTAGACACAGCCGATGCCAAGTTGACAGACAAAGCCTACGACCTAGTAGACGAAGGCAACATGAAGTACAAGCGTAACTGGATGCGACCAAACGAGGCAGTCAGTGGTCATGACTGGGTAGGTTCAGTGACCAGAGTCAAGCCGTACTTTGTATTCGCCACGCAAACGTGGGAAGATACACGTAACGAGTTCACAGACCCCACCGTCCAACTGCAGGACGGCGGAGTTTATGAGGAGTTATGGGAACTAGATGACAAACGTCAGCGTGCACGTGAGACTGAGTGCCCTTGGTGCCACCTCATGACACGCAAGGACATGAACGACTGTCAAGATTGTGACCGACCATTAGAATCAAATGTAAGATAGTACTAAGGGCAGATAGACCCCCTACGCCTTGCGTTAGGGGGCTATCAGCCTCCAAACAACTAACCGAAACTAACAAGGAGAAACAGATGAACAACGAAGTAACTATCACAGGCAAAATCAAGAACGTACGTACATTCACAGGTTCAAAGGGAACTATGGTGACAGGCTGGTTTGACCAACGCGAAATCTCAGCGTTCTCAAACGGGGAGGCTGACCGTCAGGTCTATGTATGTGGGTTTAATATCGTGGCACTAGATGATTCGACCGTAGGCGAAATCCTAGGAGTCACACGCGCAGGCGCAGAACAATCAGAACTAGTAACCCTAAAGGGTCGTCTAGTTACACGCTTTGACCGTCGTCAAAACGTGGCAGAAGATGCACGCCGAGCACCTCAGTTACAGTTAGAGGTACATGAAGTCGTAACAAACTAAAAGACAGGAGGGTGGGTGGCTAGAAATAGTCACTCACTCTCCCTCTTATTTTTTGTGACCGTCAGGGCAACCGTAGCCTCAGCGGATAACTACAAGTCCATAACTTTTTTATAACTACAAGGGAGAACTACATGTATTTAGATACACCGACAGTTGTTGGTATAACTATAGCGTTAGGTGCTAGTCTATTCATGATGTTTATACTAGCATATGTTAACGCACATCTGCTACAAGAAAATAGATTCTTGAAGCAACGACTAAGAGCATGGCGCAAGTCATGTCAAAATCATACGGAAGTACCGTTCTAATGGGGTCCACATTTGCAAAAGACTTAGCCATTATGGATGGACTAAGTATGCAGAAAGCAATAGAAATACATCTGACTAGTAACTTCTACCCACCAGTACCATCAAGCATGGTGCAACCATGCATGGATGCAATAGATGCATACTGGGAAGATGACACTGACAGATATATAACAATGCCTGATGGTGTATTCTACAAAGGCATGAGTCATGCGCCAGCGCATGCAATCATAGAACAACACAGACTATACCCATGGATAGAGGAAGACAATGAGTAACCTAATTACAACTGACGTACTATTTGTAGCAGACCATTTCATCATGGTCACTACTGTTGAGACAATGCCAAGCCTTGATACTGATACTGCTGTACTAGCAGCATGGGAACGATTGGCTGATGAGTATGGTGTTGACTGGGTTAATATAACCAAGTCATTAATCAAGCGCGTATCAATTGAGAAAGTACCAGGTACTAGTGCAGATGAGGAGAACAAGTAATGGGACTAGACATGTATCTATACGAGAAGCAAGTACATGAGGTTGCATACTGGCGTAAGGCTAATGCAATTCATGGCTGGATTATTAATCATGCCGATGTAATAGATAATGGAACGCCAGTTCCATTAACTAAACAAGACCTATATGATTTGCGTGAGGTGTGCATTGAAGTACTAGATGCACACACAGAAGAGAAAGCAATGGAGTTACTACCACCTACATCAGGCTTCTTCTTTGGTAGCAGTACAGTAGATGAATGGTACTGGGAAGACATCAAAGATACAGTTGACAAACTAAACAAAGCACTTGAACAGAGCGTTGATGACGCTATGTTTGAGTACTATGCAAGTTGGTAATCATGAGTTACGAACCACCACTAGAAGATGACATCGCACTAGGCAAGGACGAAGAAGAAAACGAAGACGAAGGATATCAAGAACCTGACCGTATGTACGGAGATGAAGACTAGGAGATAGTCATGAAACAAGTAAGAAAATGGTTGGCTATTGGTAGCACTATGCTGCTAACAGTAACAAGTCTTGTAGGTTTACCATTAAAGTATTACTCGCAACATGTTAATGACCTATGTTATAACGAACACAAATTACCTAAAGTATGGACACCATATGCAGCCAAGATGTATGCAGTTTCATACATGAAGATGTGGTTCCCTGAATGGAACCGTGGTGAACATAAAGCACTGATGAAACTATGGGGTAAAGAGTCAGCATGGAAACATGATGCGGATAACCCTGAGTCATCAGCCTATGGCATAGCACAAGTACTAAACACCAAGCCTGGAACCCCAGCCCCGCAACAAGTTGCGCGGGGGCTGGAGTATATCGTTCATCGGTATGACAAGCCATCAGTTGCATGGTCACATTGGAGGAAGCATGGCTGGTACTGATACATATGATGTATGCATAGTCTTTACTGTGTATGCAGAAGATGATGATGCAGCATTGGATGTAGTCAGAGATGGCTTGCCAAGAAATACATACCCTATGGAATGGGCATGGATATATACAACACAAACAAACAAGGGAGAAACAAATGACACAAACGATTAAGGTTCCACACACAATCGAACTAGTAACAGAGTTTGATGCAGCACACCCAATGACAGCACGCCTTATGGCATTGCCTGATGGCGTGTTATCACAGATGTTGGTAGAAACATTTATTGGCGTTGTTAAACAAGAAGGTTTCTTTGACCACGTTAATGACAACAACGCATATGCAACACTCAAGTTTGCAAAGGATGTAGAAGATGACAGTAGCAAGTAAACATCGTTCAGCATGGGTACGTGGTGGT